CTAGCGAGCAATGGCACGCACATAGGCCTGGCATGCCCGCAGTGCAATCAATCCATTATCGCCACTGTCGGTGATGCCGATAATTCGTTGAGCATGCGCCGGGTCAAGTCCGGCTCTCTGGGTTCCATGAACCACGCTGCCGGAGGGGGCGGTGGCTCGCAGCGCACAGCCGCTGGCGGGAGCGGCGGCGTCGAGAAGGACTGACAAGCGCACATCAGCAGTGGCCAGGCGATCGCGCAAGCGCCCTTGATCACGTTGTGCATCACTTAACTCCCGGGCATGTTGTTGGTCGCTGGCGCTGAGTTGCCGCTCAAGGACCAGGCGTTTTTCCTGCTCGGCTTGCTGTCGCCGCAATGCCGCCTGACTGTGTTGATTAAGGGCGTCCATCTGCACCGCTGCCTGATGTTCAAGCCGCGCCGTATAGCGCCAGGCCTGGAGATGCCAGGCAAGAGCAAACGCAGCACCGAACACGCTGGCCAACAGCATCCGCCCGGCGATCAGCCGATAAACGACCGGGATCAACTCGAAGAAACGCACAGTACCGCCCTCGCCCGCGCCCACAATTGCAACCGGTGCTCCAGGCCGTTGACCCCGCCGTTGATACGGCGAGTGATCGTGGTGAACTGATCCTTGTCGGCCAGCTCATTCAGACCATTGCTTTTCCAGAACCAGGCGGCGGATTCGGCCGCCCATTGCGGCTGCTCCAGCAACTCTGGGAAAAACAGCAGGCGATCATCGCCAAACAACGCCTGGCTGCACACCCGATAATTACGCCGGCCGGTGATCTGAATCAGCCCACGACCACGATATTTCTGGCCGTCACCATCAGCTTCCGGGGTGTTGCCCAGACGCGCGGCCAAGGTCCCCGTGTCGTATTTGCTCAGGTAGCGATCGCCGCCCAGTTCACGCACATAGCGCAGCTCACCGGATTCGTGACCGATCTGGGCGACGAACGCAGCCATGCGCGGGGGCGCGGTGATCTGATAGTGCAGCATTGCCGCGTTCAGCGCGGATATGAAAACGCCCGCTTGGGAGCGGGCGTTGGGTAGAATCTGTTGCAGTTGCGCGAGTGTCATCATCCTCAATCTCCGTCTACTCAGGAAGCCAATCCCCTGGCCATGATCGAACTGCGATAGCCGGCCGTCGGGTCGCCGGAGTGCGTCACCTTGTCAATCGACCACCGCCCCTGCATATACCCCGGCCAGGTTTCATCCAGCAGCAACAGCCCTTCCGCAGACAACAACGGATTGCCAGGGCAATCAATCGCTATCGTCAGCCCTTCACGCCCCACGCGCCGCAGCTCACCCTCGGCTACGGCGCGTGCCTCGTCGGCATTCTGAGAACGCTGGCGCAAGGTCTTGAACGGCGCGATACCGACCTCGACCACCCGCTGCCGAGAAGCTGCCGCATCCCACCAACTGACACGGCAGCCCTGATATTTCGCGCGGGCTTGTTCATCGATTCTGGCGCTGATAAACGCCTGTTCGCTGGGGCGGTTATCGTCGGTTATCGACAGCCGCACATCCGGCAATTGCTGGCCCGAGAGCGACTTGACCTGACCACTTTCAGCCAGCACGTACAGCTCATTGACCGGTTTGGTCACCGCGTTGTAGCGCCTGGCGAGCCGGGTGATAAAGCCCATGTCGGTTTCGTTGGACTGGTCGATGTGAGGTATCGAAATCCCGTCCAGCGCAGGCGCTACGCGGGGCGAAAACCCGTGCCGCGTCGCCAGTTGGCGAAACAGCGCGCCCAGGGTCGTGGGCCCGTGGCTGGCGGAGCGGCGCTGCCGATAACCGCTTTGGTCAGCCACGCTGAACGGTGCTGCCGTCGCGACGATAGCGAGGCGCATGGGAAACAGGTAAGGGGTTCTTTGGGTAATGACGAATTCGCCTTTTTCCACCAGGCCCGATTCCAGGTAACCCACGCGCAAGCCGATTTTGCCACCCAGGCTGGGCAGGCCTTCGAGTCCCTCAATATTGATGGTCAATTCCAGCCGATCGGACTCGATCCCGGCCGCGTCAGTGTGCTTCCACTGCATCAATCGTGGATTGATCAACGCCCCGTTGGCCCCGTAGATTTCCACGGTCGGGGTAAATCCCATTGCCATGACGCCTCCTTAATCCCAGGCCGAAACCGGACGCGCAGCGCCGGGCCGCGCCTCCATTTCGGGCACAATCACCCAGATCCCCGCCGGCAACACCGGACCGTGCTCGGCGAGGCCAGGATTCAGCCGCCAGAGGGTTTCCTCGGCAGCGTCATCACAACGACCCAGCTCGCGGTAAAGCAGCAGGTTGACCGAATCACCGGCAATACTCCGAACTCTACGCATTGACGAACTCCTCCAGCACCAAGCTCCACTTGATCAGCATGGCGGTGCCGTCATCGATCACATTGGCCTGACTCTCTGTCACCGCGACGATGCGCCACAACCCCCAGTTACGCCCAATGCCATCCACCAGCGGCAACGGTGCCCGCGCGTCCTGCAGGGCACGCAATTCATCCAGCCGCTGCATGCCCACCGCGGCCATGGCGCCGCCACCAAAGGTCAGCTTTTCCAGTTTCTGGCCGTTCTGTCGCGACTGGGGTTTGCTGGCGACAATCTCCAGATTGGCCCAGCCCCCATCACTGCTGCGCTGGAGCGTGGAATAAGCAAAACCTCGCGACAGCCCGAAAATGAAACTGCCCAATACCATCTGCTGCCGCATTAATCACCTCCATCGGTCAGTGCTGCATTGCGCCGGACCGCCAGTGAATCGGTCAGCATCGGCATACATTGGTTCTGCAGGGTTTGAATCACCAGATTCGCCAGCTCCTGGGCGCTCGCCGGGGCCTGGCCGCTGATCTGGATAACCGGCGCGAAGTTGATCTGCCGGTTATCCGCTGGCGCGCTGGTCAGCTGTGTGCCGACCTCTTCGGGGGAGCGCAGGCGATCAACCAGGCCGCCGAGTTGGTCGCCCATCCATGCGCCGGCCTCACTGCCCAGCAGCCCGCCCAACGCGCCACCCACAGCGGTGCCGACGCCGGGGAAAATCAACGTGCCGAGCGCCGCACCGGCAGACGCGCCGGCCCAGGCGCCACCCGCCGTGCCAAGGCCGCTACTGACAGCGCGCATGTCGCCGTCGCGCACGCCCTGTACGGCCTCCATCGTCGCCGTCGCGACGCGCAACGGGGTAAACCGCCGCGTAGCGACGGATTCCAAGCGGCTCATGGCACCCGACAATCCCGTTGCCAGTCCCTTAGCCCCACGGCGGGCCACCACGTTGCTCGCAGGTGGCGCCATGGACGGCGCGAATGCACTGCCAGGCAAACCGCCCGCGGCCCGAGCGGCGGACGTTTGCGAAAACGGCGGCAACGGCTCGCCCTTGATAGTGAGCGCAGGTGCACGCTCGACTCGCTCCATGCGCGGATACAGGTTCAGGTCGGATCGTTTACCGGTGCGCGCAGGCTGTGCGGCCTGCGCAGGCAGCCGCGACTGTGCCGGCCTGTTCGGCTTGGGCAGCCCGACGCGCCGGGGTTGCAGCTTGCCAGGGGAACGCGCCTTGCCCTTCTTCCTGACGGTGTCGCCAACGCTCTCGGGCAACCGCGCAGTTGCGCTATCCAGCGCGCTACGCTTAGTGCTATCCGGGCAGCAACACGACGCATCCTTACCCTTATTCTCCTTGAGCAGCTCGCCGAGCGGCCCGCCCAGTTTGGCGGCAGCCCTGTCGATGAGGTTGCCCGAGACCCGTGATTTGATCGTGTCCCACAGCCCAGAGACGGCTTCGGAAGCGAGAAAGGTGACAGAGGGCGCCACCGCGCCAACGGTTTTGACCGCGTCAGCCGCTGCCGGCGACCGGCTTGCCAGGGTGTTGATACCTTCGACCACAGCAGTCTTCACGGTGAGCGAAGGCGCTTCCAGCCATACCGATGCAGCCCCAAGGGTGTTGGAAAGGCGTGTCTTGCTCTCGCTGTATTCGTCTCGCTTGAGCTTAATCGACGACTCGGAAGTGTTGGCCTCGCTAAGAGACAGCTTGGCGTCTGAATGCCGAAGCGCACCTGCCAGATCAAAAATCGGTCCATCACCCAGGGTCATGGCTTCGCGGGTCAGACGCAGGTCCACCGCGACGACCGGCGATTCTCCGGTGTTGTCCTTATGCTCGTCTGAAAGCCTGCTGTCGGCACGCTCTTCGGCTTTCACAGGACGGGCATCGAATGCGTTGAGCACTGACAGCCGTGTGTTGAGCGCATCCAGATGACTGCGCAGCAGCCCCAGGGACAGCGTCAATCCATTCAGTTCGAGCCCCACATTCCGCAGGTTCAGCCCCGACGGTGCTGGCTGAACCGGGTCCAAAGCCGAGACCCCGGTGAGCGGTTGTGACGAGCCAATGTGACTGATATCGGCATTCTCACCACTGCCGAGCCGGCCATCCCTGGCCGCGACATAGATGAGCGAATAGTTTTCTTGCATCCCGCTCTACTCCTGTTTGACGCCAAGGCGAGTGATCGCAATGTCGTAGCGGCGCAATGCTTTACCGGCGTCCCAATCAAGGATTTCCGTTTCGCTGACTGAATAAATCAGCGGCACGACGTCGAGGATTACGTCGATGTCGCGCTCCGAAAGAAGGCCGCCGGCTGGTTTAAAAAATCGTCGATCCGCTCCTGCAATTCGGTCCAGTCGGGCACGCTCAAGCCTGCAAGATCGGGAATCATCAGGCCGCTGCAGTGGGAGGTGATGAACTCGGCGCGTTCCTTGGCCGTGGTGAGTTTTTTCATCACTTTGGTGGCGCGCAGGGCGGGCATTTCCAGGGACAACTCGGTCAGCGTGCGGCCGGCGACTTCGAGCGGCAGCAGCAATTGCACCTGTTCGCGGGTCAGGGACTCGCGACCTTCACCCGCGTCCTCCAGGAAGAACGATGCCGGACGCGTTGACATGTCATGTACGTACTGGGCAATGCTCACGTAGTCCGGACGCTTGAGTTGGTCGAGTTCCTTTTCCGACAGACCGGTCGCGAGTTTCGCCAGCTCGAAGAACTGCTCGTCTTCATCGTCACCGGCACGGGCAAGGGCTTCTTTTTGCGGCGCGTAGAACATCGGTTTGAGTTGAATCTGCTCGATCGTGACGCCGCTGTCGGCGGTGATCGGGGACAGCAAAAGGTGAAGTGGAGGCATCCAGGCCATAAGGTCAATTCCTTGATAAACGACAATCCAAAACGTCAAAAAACCAGTGCGGGCAGCCACATTGGCGGTGCCCGCACTGGATCTTCGGCAGCCTTACGGCATCAGCACCGCACGCCGGGCATCACCAAGGATGTCGACGCCGTTGAGCATGAATTTCTGCGTGCGCACGTCGATGTCGATCACCGGCACGCCATTGTCCAGGCGGTTGTAGGTGCGGCAGGAAAGCTCCAGGGTGGTGGTGGCCTTGTCGCCCATCTTCAGCTTGGCTTCGGTCAGGGATTTGAGCTTGCCGCCGACGGTGTGATAGGTGAAGAAGGTCTTGCCATCCTGGTCCTGGCCCGCTTCACGCACGTTCAGCAGGATGTCTTCACCCAAGCGAACGCCCAGGGCCAGCATGATTTCCGGACCGGCGCCTTGCAACACCAGGGTAGCCCCGAGCACCTTGCCGCTCTTGGCCATTTCCTCGGCGATGAAACGCCCGCCGGACATGGGTTCCATGTCGAACTCGATCTTCGGTGGAGTGAATTCTTCCACCGTCGCCGACAACGGCAGGCCTTGGAGGGTGGCCGCAATGGCCTGTCTGACTCGGTTGGTAAACATTAGAGAACGTCCTCCAGGAACTGCTCGATGATTTCATCGCGGGCGTTGAGTTGATAAACCATGTGTTCGTTCGGCGCATAGCGGCCGTAGTCGATGACGATGAACCAGGTGCCGTTCTTGTACTTCTCGACGCTGTTGAGTTCCGGGTGCAAGTACACGCTGCCGCCAGGAATGGTTTCGTCGGCGACCAGGGTTTGCAGCCAGTCGTTGATACGCTTGACCTCCTGATCCATGAACGACTTGGTCAGGTTATGCGCCATGGCCTTCTGGCCGGCCTTGACCAGTTTGCGGCTGATGGCGTCTTCCAGGCCGATGTAGCTGATGAACTTACCGGTGATGGAGCGGTTGCCCAGCAGCGAGAAGCCTCCCAGGATGGTGCGGGCGTAATAGCTCACGCCGTAGCGGTTGAGCAAGTCGCCTTCGGTGGAGGTGTCGAGGATGTTGTACTCGACCACGCGGGACACATCCTCGGCGAAGGTCACTTGATTGCCCGGGCTTTCCCATTGCTTGACCTTGGCCAACGCGGCGATGGCCAGCGACGACGGCGCCAGGAACACGTTTTTCTTGGCCGCCTTGGAGTACACCGACGGCATGTTGTGCACCAGCAGGCAACGGTCGAAACCGAGGTCCGCGCCGCCCAACTCACCGCTGTAAGTCACTTGGTCGGCGACCGCGGCATCTTTGCCATCCAGTACCACACGAGCCTTGATGCGCTTGCCGAAGGACGCGAACTCACCGGCCACCGCCTTGCTGCCGGTAAAGCCTGGAGCGCCGATGATGGTCAGGTCCTCGGGGACGCTGCTCAGGGCGGCGAGGCCCAGTTTGCGGCCGGTGACCGGCTCGTTGCCGCCGATCACATTGTTGATCGTGTCGGCCGGAGTGGCGCCTTCTTCGACGATCACCACGTAAACCGGCACCTTGACCACTTTGAGGATCTGGTACACCGCCTGAAACAGTGTGCCGGCCTCGGCACCGCTCGGGTCCAGCAACGCCTGGGTGGTAAAACTGTTGATGCGGAATGGCGCATTTTTCGGGATCGACGCATGCGCATTGGGTGCGGTGCCGACCAGACCGATCACGTTGTCACCCAGGCCACCCATGGCCTCGGGGGATTCAGTGGCATTGACGGTGATGCCGTTATGCTCGAAGTTCAAAACCTCAGCCATGATTATTCAGCCTTCTCGGTGGTGGCCTGCGTGGCCGGGTGGGTGTCGTTGGCGGCATCCAGGACGCTGGTCAGCTGCAGACGACCGGCGGTGCGCAAGGCAGATGCTTCGACGTCCAGCAGATCGAGTTCCTGACCGACGGTGGACCAATGGCCACCTCCGGTGGGGAACGGGATGAGGACGGTGTAGGTTTGGCGATTGGCCATGATGGAAATTCTCCGGGTGTAAAAACGCCAAAGCCCCTGCAGGAGGGGCTTTGGGGAGGCGAAAAAAAACCGCTTTCGCGGTGGGTTTCAAATGCGCTCAGGCAACGGATAAAGAGCTTTGATTTCAGCAACCTTGTCCCGCCAAGCCTTCTCTTTTTCAGGGGACTCGTCGTACTGCCATTCGAGGAAAAGCGGATCGGCCTCGGTCACGTAAAGGGTTCGGCGCGCCGCGAGAGAATTTTCCAGCTGTGTGGTTCTTGCGGCGTCGACACAGAGTTGCGCTGCTTGCTCAGTCGAAAAGCCAAGGGTTTTGAGAATCACAGTATCCGCTGGGATATTGATCAATTGCTCACCATCAGGCGTTGTCGCCGTATGAATCAAAATTGTCATTCAGACCCCCTTCTTGGCGTAAATGTTATCGTTGTCGTAAGCGTACGCCATTCGTCTCTCCGGTAATGTTTTACCCAGCACATCATCAGCATCAGCTAAACGATAGGGTCGGACGCACCAACGAATCTCCCAATCACCTTGAGAGCTCTCCCCAATGGGAACCTCTTTATCCAAGCGGCTATGATCCACGCTCGCGGCAAAAGACTTATTAACCGTATAGCTCAATCCACCTCGAAGATAGACTCCGGAATAAGACGACGCTTGAGTAACTTGCCCATCCTTCAGACCTGAATATAAAGGTTTGACACCTGAAACAGATCGAGCAATACAGATCATACCCAAACTAACACCACGGGCCGTTTCACGGTAAGTTTGAGAGATTCGTTTCACTGTAAGGAAACTACTATCGCCACTCCATAGATGCCCACACCCTTCCATTTGCAAATTGAGACCTGCAATATGAACAATTCCTTGTCCAAACGGGGCCAAGCCAGCGTCGCGGTTGTAAACACGAGAGACCGTCACCTCTGTCTCACCATTGTCATTACCCGGCATTCTCCACCAAACAGGATAAAACGTGTCAGTGGGCAGATCAGTTAGATCGATTTCCTGGCTATATAGCGCACGACCATTAATATCCTTGGCTTGCACGCTGTTTCGCCACGTTGCGAACTGACTGAATGCGGTGTCTACACGCGCATCAATCTTACCAATCTGGTTAGTAACCGTTTCCGTCAGTTTGTTACATGCTTCCACAACTTTCGTGATAGTCGTTTCAATCCCCATCATCAACTCCCTGTCAATTTTTATTCCCGGCACTTTTGTAAGTACCACTACTTCGCTTCAAGGTCCATGACCCGCAACATCAAATCCATATGACGCGACATACTGCCAACCGATGCCGCCGCCATAATCGCGATCTCCTCCACCCACAACACATTCAAATTCTCATTCCCCACCACAATCGTCACGCTATCCGCCGGCAACGGCGAAACATCCAGCGTGAACTTTTGCAGTACCCGTGCCGCCGCCGCTTTATACGTCAGCAACTTCCCTGCAACGGAATACACCGCCAACAAGGTCCCGCTGGCGAGATAGAAACCAAACTCGCCAATTTCATATTCCCCTTCGCCATCAAACAGCGCGGCCATCCTGAGTTGTCGGTTACCCAAATCCTCGTAATCCACAATGGCTACCCGCTGGCGCTCGTTGCGCAGGGCGGTTTCGGTGCCGGTGGGGGTATAGCGACCGGTGCCGGCGCCGATGTGGGTGATTTCGCCTTTCAAGCCTTGGTTCTTTGCCTGTAGCACTTCATCCAAACCCTTGGAGGTGAAGCGCACCAGGCGCGTGATGTCATCTGTCATGGCTGCGCCCTGAGGTCGTAGTCGTTAATGGTGTAGTACTGGGCCACGCCAGCACTGTTAAGCCGAGTGCCCAGCACCAGTTCAGGCAGCGCGCCCCCAAGCGATAGCTCGCCCTCGCACAACGGGGCATGAACCGCACTGCTCAGGGAAAGACCACCTGCCAACGGATAAACGATGGTGATGGTGGCCTGATCCCGCTCGCTCTTGGCGGCGTTGATGCGGCGGATCAAACGGTTGTGGTCGCCGCTGGACCAACTGGCGCCGACGATCGCCTGCACGTCGAAGGTGTAAGGCAGGGCCTGCGGTCGTTGCTGATACCAGGCCATGATGTTGGGGGTGAACCCCAGGGATTCGACGGCATGGCTCAACGCCTTGGGTGTGCCAGCCTGACGCTGGATCTGCCAGGACAATTCCACCGTGAGACGCTTTTCGGCCTCGCTGGCGTCGGCGTTCCATTCGCTGACACCACGGTCGGCCGCCAGGTAAGGCAGGAACTCCACAGGTGTCCGCAACGGATTCATCAACCCCGGAAAGGGTGGAGCGACCCGGTCGAGCAAGCGCCCCAGACCCAGGTCCAATGCCTTTTCCAGCGGCGAACTGTTGGCCGGCAACAGGCTCGGTGCGTAGCGACTCATAGCGTGCGTACCTCGACCTCGACGTCCGTGCAATACGGAGCCTGGAAGGCCGTGGTGATAATCGGCTCCAGCGGTTCAAGAATCTCCAGTTGCACGGCGCCAGCGGTATGGATGGTGTAGTCGATCCAACTTGGATCCACGCGCCCTTCCAGACGATGACAAGACTCGGCATAGGTTTGCAGCAGTTGCTCGGCCGCCACCTGGGTCAACCCGGAATCCGGGCCAGCATTGATCTTGGCGACTACGCGAATCTTGTAAGGCAGGATTTGCGCACCCTGCACGCTCACTCGATCGGTTTCCGGTCGTACGTCCGGCCGCGCGAAATGTCGACGCACACCGTCAAGCAACGCCGTCGAGGGCTGCCCGTTGCCTTCCCGGGACAACACCGTGACCATCACTTCACCGGGCGCGGTGCGGCGACCGTTGCCATCCTTGACCTGCGCTGCGTAACCATCCGGGTCGAAGGTATAGACGACGGTCACAACACCTGGCGTCGCACTTTGCACCTTCACCACGGGTCGCTCGCCGAGGGTGAACACTTCCCGCCGATACTGCATCCGCGAACCCGCCGCCGGCGCGTGGGGCGCCAGGTAATAGCGCAGGCGTGCGTCATCGTCGCTTTCCAGGATCGGTGGCACGGGCGGAAACGCTGCTGGATCACCGGCATCCAGCACCTGGCGCTCCAAGCCCATGTCGGCCAGGCGCGCGTCGAGGTTACTGCCGGTGGCCCACCAGGCCAGCATCTGCTGGATGCGGGCGTTGTACTTGCGTTCATGGGTTTGCAGACGAACGCAAAAAGCCTCCAGGGCCAGCGTCAGCAATTCGCTCTGGTTTTCCAGGCTGACCTTGAGTTTTGCTGCATTGTGCGGCGAACGCTCGGCGACGTAACCCACGACGAATGCCTTGAACTCAGCCAGTAACAGCTCGAACTCGTCGACGGCAACCATCGCCGGAGGAGCCAACTGATTCTGCCCCGGTATCAACATGCTCATGTCACCACCTCGAAGGATTGCTTGCGGTTTTTCCAGGTACCGGCGAAACGCAACAGCAAACCGGCGCCCTGGCGATTGGCGACAATGACCTCAGGGGCAAAATCAGCAATGCCGTTGTGGGGGTTGTAGAACGCCTGGGCGGCGTGGCTTTGGGCGAGGATCAACAGATCATCCCCCAGGTTCTGTCCAAGCAATTGCGGGACCATCGAGCCGTAAAGCGGACGCTTTTGCCGGGTGCCCAATGGCGTGGTCAGCGCCCGGGTAGCGCGCTGGACGAATTGCAACCAATCGTCCACCGCGACCCCGGTATTTCTATCAATTCCGATCATGGCAAATCCTTATGCCGTGCTGATGACTCGGCCCTGGTGATCCACCACCGGGCCACTCAAGTGAACCCCGGAAGCATTCAGCAGCATGCCGACCGCGCCGACTTGCAGGCTGATGGTCTCGGGAGTCACGGTCAAACTGGCGGCGCCCAAGCTCAATACCACCTGTTCGCGCGAGCCGGTGAAAGCCGTGGGACCGTTAATCCAGTTAAGGACGTGGCCGGCGGCGTCGTAGTCGCTTTGTGTACCGTCCTGATGCCGTCGACGGGTCAGCGTCGCGACGCTGGACACCGGCGGGAAACGATCACTGTTCAGGCCAAACAGCGCCACCGACTGCGCTCCACCCTCGCCGCCGCCATAGTTGAGCAACAGGCATTGTTCACCGACCGTGGGGATGCGTGTTTCGGTCTGCGCCCCGGCGCTGGGATTGAAAAAACGAATGGCCGGGGTGAGCAGTTCGCCGTGGCTGACCTTGCAGGTATTGCTAGGCGCATCGACTTCCTGGCACACGCCGATCCGACAAAAACTCTCGGCGCGCCGGTACAGGTCTTCAAGCTGAGTTTCCATTTGCGCCAGACGCTCGATGATGGGCGTCAATTGCAGGCGTAATAATGCGTCAAACATGGGCTACCCCTGCAATGGCTGGTATTGATCGGGATCGTCGATATCCGAAACGTCCCATGTCCAGGCAAAAAGCGGCGTGCCTGTGGGGTCGTCGAGCAGCGGTGGGCCGAGATACAGGGTCTGGGTGAAGGAAACGGTCCAGGCGTCATAATCGGTTTCAGCTCCCGCCAACGTCGACGGCACGGCGACAATACCCATCGGCACGTCGCACTGGACCGGTGGCAGATTCCAACGGTTATCCAGTACCAGATCCATCAGCCGGCTCGCCAGATCACAGGCTTCAAAGGGCGGCGCCCCTCGGGCTACCACGACCTTGAGCGAGACCGACAACTCATGGGCTTTGCGTCCTTCAAGGGAGCGCACAGCCGGGCCATTGCGTTCAAGCGTGATCAACACGCCGGTTTTATCTGTCGCCAGAAAGTCCTGCGGGCTGCCCACCCACAGATCGGGGAACGCGGCGCGCAGCGTTTCACCGACAGCAATCGGCAGCTGTGAAGGTTTTTCAATCAGTGTCATGGTGTGGCTTCCTTGCAACGGTCACGGCTGGTCCGGGCGGGAACCTGGCGGCTCGTTCACCCCGATCCGCTTCGCCGCCCAACGTTCATAAAGGCCAATGGCGACGTCGGCGCCGGCCATCGCGGTCAAGCAACCGAGGGCCCCGGCGGTCCAGATCGACATGCCGGCGGCGTACAGCAACATCAGTGCCGATACCCCGCACACCATGCACGCCCCGGAACGCAAAGCCAGCCGCCGCACCAGTGACCAACCGCGAGCGCCCTCCTTGTCGGCTCGCCACATTTCGCCTGAAACCCCGCCGATCAGGGCCAATATAACGACCAGCCAGATAGGCATTTCCGCTAACGCTTGCTGCTCGTCTGTCATGTCACGCCTCCTGGAATGAGTAAAACCGGCAAGTCGCCGGTGTTGTGATGAATGGGTGGATGGTTTAGCGGTAAGCATTCCAAAAAGCCCGGTTGCCCAGGCTTTTCAGTAATGCAGTCCTCGATCTTTCGGCGCTACTGGCGCGGTACGGATCTTTCCTCGATGTTTTTCCGACCACGATCCCTGTCCGCCGGATAACTGCTTTTGGTGCTTTACGCTGCACACCCGGGTCAGTTGCCAACCCTCTGAACCGTCAAGGCCGGTTCATCGCTGCCTGTGGTAAAACCGTGAAACTAAAGAGCGTCGGCGTCCTGCCGGTATTGCTTGGCATCCTTGCCACCGCTCGGTGGCGTCCATGCCGGTATTGCGTGACATCCTTGTCTTTCCTGGCGGCATCCTTGCCGCCTCCACCAGCGTTTCCGGCTGGCTTGAGACACAGAATATGCATGTATGCATATACAGTCAATGCATAAATGCATTTATTTTTTGCGCCTCAATGCGCAAACGCATAAAGCCCTTGTCGGTCAGTCACTTATCGGGTTTCTTACAGGCGAAAAAAAGCCCGCGTGGGAGCGGGCTGATTTCTTACAGGCTGCGGTTACCGGGCGTACATGCCCCACCAGAAAACGTGACCGAGGATGCTGATCTGCTCTTCCTGGATTTCCTGGAAGCTGTAGTCCTCATCCGGGTGTTCATCGCGATTAAAACTACGCAGACGAATGCCCGTAGGCAGGCGATAGAGCTGTTTGACCCGCAACTGACCGTTGTGATTGATGGCATACAGATCACCATCGACAATGTCACCAACTCCGCTCTTGCCAGCATTGACGCCCACCGTCGCGCCATCACGCAACACTGGCAGCATGCTGTTGCCACGTACCGTTACACATTTGGCCTGATCGAACTGCACACCATTGTGACGCAGGCTGCGCTTGCCGAAACGCAAGCTGGCCTTCTCGCTTTCCTCGATGACGAATCTTCCTGATCCAGCAGCCAATTCAACCTCGCGCAGAAAGGGGATCGAGACCTCGTCATCATTGACGGGGGTATCGTCGTCCCACAGGCTTATGTCCTTGAGTTCCGAATGCATCGGATCACGCTCATCCTGCCACACCGCGGCCGCGCGCCCGCGCAATTGGTCGGTGCTGACGCGAAAATAATCGGCAATGCGCGAGATATGTTTGTCCGACGGATCAACGATCTTGCCGCTGAGGATCCGGGACAGAGTGGATTGAGGCACACCGGTGCGTCGATGCAGCTCCGTGGGGGAGATTGCGTCGCGATCCAGCAGCTCTCTTAATACGATAGAAACGTTGCGTTTTTGCATAGCGCGGATATTGAGGCCAGTTTCAGGCGATGGCAAATGCTATTTTGCATATTTAATGCATAAAAGCCGTTTTGACACTTGGCCCTCTGCGCACTGCGAAGCACTGACCTTGCGTGTTAACCTTGCGTCCATCGCAAAAAATGCTGGGCCAAGCGCCAAATGCCGGTCAGTTAAGGGAACGCCGACTACTGTAGAAGCCAGCTTGCTCGCGAAAAACGTCAACGATAACGCGTGCATTCTGGATAAACGCGGTGTCTTGGAGTTCTTCGGGAGCAAGCTCGCTCCTACTGAAAAAGGCTTAACTGATCGGCATTAGGGCCAAGCGCCCCTTTGCCCCATCACTTTCAACGAGTCCGCTAAGTATCTGATGAGTAAAAACACTTCCGATCTGTCCTCCCACACCCCGATGATGCAACAGTACTGGCGCCTGAAAAACCAGCACCCGGACCAGTTGATGTTCTATCGCATGGGCGACTTCTACGAGATCTTCTATGAGGACGCGAAGAAGGCCGCCAAGTTGCTGGACATCACCCTGACCGCGCGTGGACAGTCGGCCGGGCAGTCGATTCCGATGTGCGGGATTCCCTACCACTCGTTGGAAGGTTATCTGGTCAAGCTGGTGAAGCTGGGCGAGTCGGTGGTGATCTGCGAACAGGTCGGCGATCCGGCGACCAGCAAGGGGCCGGTGGAACGCCAGGTGGTGCGCATCATTACGCCGGGCACGGTGAGTGACGAGGCGTTGCTGGATGAACGTCGTGACAACCTGATCGCCGCGGTGCTGGGGGATGAGCGCTTGTTTGGCCTGGCGGTGCTGGATATCACCAGCGGTAACTTCAGCGTGCTGGAGACCAAGGGCTGGGAGAACCTGCTGGCGGAGCTTGAGCGTATCAATCCGGTGGAGCTGATGATTCCGGATGACTGGCCAAAGGACTTACCGGCGGAAAAACGCCGTGGGGCCAAGCGTCGTGCTCCGTGGGATTTCGAGCGTGATTCGGCGCTGAAAAGCCTGTGCCAGCATTCTCGGTGCAAGACCTCAAGGGCTTCGGCTGTGAAACACTGACCCTGGCGATTGGCGCTGCCGGTTGCCTGCTCAGTTATGCCAAAGAAACCCAACGCACCGCCCTGCCGCACTTGCGCAGCCTGCGCCATGAACGCCTGGACGACACCGTGGTGCTGGACGGCGCCAGCCGTCGCAACCTGGAACTGGACACCAACCTCGCCGGCGGCCGCGATAACACCCTGCAATCGGTGGTCGATCGCTGCCAGACCGCGATGGGCAGCCGCTTGCTGACCCGCTGGTTGAACCGCCCGCTGCGGGACCTGACGGTGCTGCAAGCACGTCAGTCGTCCATTACCTGCCTGCTGGATGGTTATCGCTTTGAAAAGCTGCAGCCGCAGCTCAAGGAAATCGGTGACATCGAGCGCATCCTGGCGCGGATCGGCTTGCGTAACGCGCGCCCCCGTGACTTGGCGCGACTGCGTGATGCCCTCGGCGCCCTGCCGCAATTGCAGATGGCGATGACCGAACTGGACACCCCGCACCTGCAGCAACTGGCCGTCACCACCGGCACCTATCCGGACCTCGCGGCCCTGCTGGAAAAAGCCATCATCGACAACCCGCCGGCGATCATCCGTGATGGCGGCGTGTTGAAAACCGGGTACGACAGCGAACTGGATGAGCTGCAATCGCTGAGCGAAAACGCCGGGCAGTTCCTGATTGACCTGGAAGCCCGCGAGAAAGCCCGCACCGGCCTGGCCAACCTGAAGGTCGGTTATAACCGCGTCCACGGTTACTTTATTGAGTTGCCAAGCAAGCAAGCCGAGCAAGCGCCTATCGATTATCAGCGACGTCAGACGCTTAAAGGTGCCGAGCGTTTTATTACGCCGGAACTGAAAGAATTCGAAGACAAGGCGCTGTCGGCCAAAAGTCGCGCCCTCGCGCGGGAAAAGATGCTCTATGAAGCCTTGCTCGAAGACTTGATCAGCCGCCTCGCGCCACTGCAAGACACCGCCGCCGCCTTGGCGGAACTGGATGTGTTGAGCAACCTCGCCGAACGTGCGCTGAACCTTGACCTGAACTGCCCGCGTTTTGTCAGCGAGCCGTGCATGCGTATCGTCCAGGGCCGCCATCCGGTGGTGGAGCAGGTGCTGACCACGCCATTCGTGGCCAACGACCTGTCGCTGGACGACGATACTCGCATGCTGGTGATTACCGGTCCGAACATGGGCGGTAAATCCACCTATATGCGTCAGACCGCCTTGATCGTGCTGCTGGCGCACATCGGCAGCTTCGTGCCGGCGGCCAGTTGCGAACTGTCGCTGGTGGACCGCATCTTCACCCGTATCGGTTCCAGCGATGACCTGGCCGGTGGCCGTTCGACCTTTATGGTGGAAATGAGCGAAACCGCCAATATCCTGCACAACGCCACCGAACGCAGCCTGGTGCTGATGGATGAAGTCGGCCGCGGCACCAGCACCTTCGACGGCCTGTCCCTGGCCTGGGCGGCGGCCGAACGCCTGGCCCAACTGCGGGCCTATACGTTGTTCGCCACCCACTACTTCGAACTGACGGTGTTGCCGGAAAACGAGCCGCTGGTAGCCAACGTGCATCTCAATGCCACCGAGCACAACGAACGCATCGTGTTCCTGCACCACGTGCTACCGGGCCCGGCCAGCCAGAGCTATGGCTTGGCCGTGGCCCAACTGGCCGGGGTCCCGACGCCCGTCATCACTCGCGCCCGCGAGCATCTGAGCCGTCTGGAAACCACCGCGCTGCCTCACGAGTCGGTGGTCGCCAGCCCTGCCAAAACCACCAGCAAACCGGGCGTGCCGCAGCAAAGCGATATGTTCGCCAGCCTGCCGCATCCGGTGCTGGATGAGTTGGCAAAGCTTGACCTGGACGACTTGACTCCGCGAAAAGCGTTGGAATTGCTATATGCACTGAAGACACGGGTCTAA